GTTAGATTTGAACTTGGTTCGTTAGTATATGTAGGTGATTGGACTTCAACAGCATTACCAGTTGCTCTTAATTGAGTAATTGTGCTGTTAAGTGTACCCAAAACGTTTTCGTCTGTATTTGGGTTACCTGTGTTATCATCGTTAAACGTTACTGTAAATCTAACACTAGTAGTACCATTTAGTTGTGCTTCGATTTTATAGTTGTTTGCGGCATAGTTTCCGCTACCGTTTTTAATAAACACTTGTTGTGGACCTGTTGTAAGATCATGGAAACCAATTGCACTACCAGTACCAGTTCCTGTTGGAAGTGTTGACGTGTAGTTAAATTTAACTGTACCAATGTTTACCAACATTGTCATCCAGTCAATAGTTTTAGCACTAGTTCCTGTATATGTAATATTAGACGCAAGTCTAATTTCGCCACCTGCATTGAAATACTGTCTACGATGATCTGCATCTGCAAATACTACATCAAAAATATGAGATAAAGTACCATTCCAGTTTTGTGTGTACTGTGCTTGTACTCCTGGTTCTGCACTTGCTTGTGAACCAGCAATAACAAATTTGTCATTTTCTGCTGAAGTAGTTAAGTTTTCAAACTGTACAACACCTTTTTTGTTAATAGTATCACTATCAAGAATAATGTCTGATTGATTAATAAAAGCAATTTCTGTAGGCTGTGTACCTGTTTGGTGAATTCTGGCGTTTGCTAAGTCAGTATAAAGTGTTTGCATATCTGTTGCTAACACAATAGCGTTAGTTGCTACCTGAGAACTTGCTAGGTTTTGACCATATCCGTCATCACCGGAGCCTACTCCCATTACTGTTGCTACACGAGATTGCAAGTTGTTATACCTTGCGGCTGTAATAATATCACCGACTGCCATTGTCTATTCCTTATTCCTCGTTAGTACCTTGACTCCAACACCATTCGCCATCTGTGAATACTGCCCAGGCCATTGAATGTTCTTGTGAAGCCGTGAATGGTGCCCATTCTGCTGTGCTACTTGACCCTGTGATTCTTGTGCCGCCGCTGTCAAATGCGTATCTTGCTCTACAGTTTACTCTAATATCGTTTATGTTGCCAGCACCATCTGAACTTGCCACAAAGGTCATCATCTGTCCTTCTTGACCATTAGCCAGTGTAAAGGTTGTTCCTGAGCCGTTGGCAATCAATGTCACCGTGCCAGCAGTTAGAGGTATTTCTTGCGGAGACGCTTCTCCTGTTAGTTTTACAGACCTTTTGCCTCTTTGCGGTCTATTTGGGTTTATGTTTCTTGTGATTGCCATTTTACTTTATACCTTCAATATACATTCTACTAGGCCTTCTTCGTCACCTTCTGGTTCGAAAGTTTCTAAAGCAACGCCCACTATATATTCACCTTTGACCGAATGACCTACACCATCCATATCAACGTAAACTGCTTCGCCTTTGTTAATTAACCCTTTTACTCTTACTGGAACACGACCTTTAAGACCAATTGCTTGACCTTCTGCTTCGCTGTTCATTAAGTATGCTGGTGCATCTGAAACAACTCCTACTGGAATTGATCCTGCTTCTGCTGGTTCTACTTCAGCACCTTCAACATCTTCAATTCCATCACATACAGCAACAATAGTACCTACCGGAAGATCTGTTCCTGTAGTATATTTCTCTGCTAAGTCAGCGTATTTTGCACTTGAAGCAACACCTGTAAATTCGTTTGCAAGTAAGTTACCTGCACCATCTCTAACAGCAACAGTATTAAATGTTGACGCAGTATCTGGATAACGATAGTTAGCACCAACTTTCATTGTTTGTGCGGAAGTTGCTTCACCGTCAAATGTTGTTGCATACATCGTTGCAAATCTAGCAACGTTTGTACCAAAATCGTATGTGTTATTTGCACCTGGCATTACACCTGTATCTTCAACTGTAAATACTGATTGCTCAACACCCTGTGCATTATCAACTCTAACGTGAATTTTACGTCCTACGTCATTTTTAATAACACCTTCGTTGTCATTTTCAATAAAAATCTTAAGATCGTTTGAATCACCAATTGAAATACCTGCATCTGCAAAACTAACAAGTGATGTAAATGATCCTGATCCTGCTAGTGCAAAGTCTGATGCGGTATAACCGCCAAGTTTTAATGAGTTACTTGCTGTACCCCAATAGTAATCAGTAGTACTTGTAACACCGCCTGTTGCGTTTTGTGTGTTTCTTAATGTTAAGCCTTTTTTAACTACGTCAAATCCTGTAATTGCGTTTTGCGGATCTGTTGAGTCAATAGTAAATGTTGCTCCACTAATGATGTAAATTACTTCATCGTTGACAACGGCTTTAATAATCACTCTGTTTGTGTTTGTTGTATCTCTAACTGATGCTGATACCATCTGTGTAACTGTAGTACCTGCACCTTGTGGACCAATTAGCACATAACCTGTTCCGCTGTAAGCATATAATTGCTCGTTTGCTGAATCCCACCAAAGGTCTCCAGTCGCTAAACCTGCTGGGGCTGTAGCACTAACTTCTGCACCACCTGTTGTTCTAAACTTAGAACCATCGTAAAATTTTAATTTACTTGAAGAAGAATCATACCAAACCTGTCCTGAAATGGCTTTGGGAGGTTGGTTTGCTCCGCTAAAGTTTTCTAATAAATGTAAAAAATTCTCGTTTTGAATTTCACCGTATCCAGCGTAGTTTTTACCGACAAGTTTAATGTCCGTAGTCTGGTCTACAGTTCCGTCTTGGACTACTGTTAGTGTAGTGCCGTTGTATCTATCAATAGTATATGCCATTTCTTTTTAACCCCTATGTTACTATTTATCTTTTACCACAATCCACCACTAGATCCAAGATCTGTGTCAAACTGCCATTGTCCTGTGGATACGACAAAGCGTTTTAATCCCCTTGAAACGGATGCATTAACAGCACCAGTTGCTGACGCAAATGATATATCCTGTACAACTGATTCGTTTTGTACGCCATTTGAATCAACTGCAATCCTTGAAATATTCTTAACAGAGTCAACATCAACACCTGTAACCGTAGCACCAGTTAGTGTTGTTGTTGCTACATAAGCATAAGTTCCTGCTTTCTTGTTACCTGCTGGATAAATGTCCTCAATAATTGAAGCAATTTGTGAGTTATTTAAGCCTGTAATATCTAAACTCATTACAACCGGTTCAATGTTAATTTGGTCATCAACATAAAACTTGGTTGCCGCATCTGTATTATCTGTTGGTTCAGCAAGTCCTGTAATTTTTTGATTGTTAGTAATTGTAATAGCACCATTACTTTCTAATTGTAACGGACCTGTGCTATTTGCAATTTTACTACCGTTAATGTTAACATCATCTACATTTAGATATTGTAGTGTACCAATTCTGTTTAGTCCTAGTGCATCTGTAACTGTTGAACCGATTTCTGTTTTGTTAAGAACTTCAACACCGTCTGCGTAATAACCTTTAGTATCACGGACGTTGATGTTTTCACTTGACTCCCACCATTTGCCAAAGTTTTTCCAAATCCATTCTTTATCGCCGGCACTACCTTTTAGAATAATACCACCTGAATCGATACTTGCATCATTTAATACTGTACTATCACTAGTTACTGCAAGTTCAATATTTTTATCTTCAACTCTTAAATTTTGTGTTTCAATGTTAACAGCCGGTGATTGTAATAATAGTTCACCGTCAACTTTCATTGATCCGCCTACGTGTAATGTGTATTGCGGATTTGATTGGAAAATACCAATTGCTGATTCACTAGTATCAATAGTAATAGCGTCAACAAATCCTGTTGTCTTTCTAACCCTAATTTTATAATCATGATTTGAAAGTTGGTTTTCTGAAATAAATGTTGTACCAACAACTTTTTGTTGATTATTCTGTGAAACACCAATTGTAATACCCGAAGAGTTTGCAACAGTTAATGCACCAACTGTAACACCATCGGCGTCTGTAGGTAGGAATGCGTTTGCACCTTTTGCAATACCATTTTGTGTAATAAGTGTTTCTGAAGCAGTTGCTCTACCTCTAAAGTGGAATTCATCTGCTAGTACATTAAATCCTTTTAGTACTCTGTCTAATCCTGTGATTGCGTATGCCGGTGCCGGAACAAATTCGCTTGAACTCCATACACCTACAAGTACTCCTGCCATCCACATTTCTAAAATAACTTTACTGTTATTTTGTGTATCAAGTAGTGTGACAGATTTAAATCCTGTAGTGCCTTGTCCAGCAGTCCAAATTGGACCTGCTAATTCTAAATCACTTCCGTTTTTACTAAAAAATAATTGATTAGTTTCGTTGTTAATCCAAAGGTCACCTGCAACAATATTCGAAGGTTGGCTGTTAGCAACAATTGGACCACCTGATGTTCTAAATTCTTCACCGTTATAAACTTTTAATCTTTGTTCAGATGTATCATACCAGATTTGACCAGTTAGTGGCCTAGTCGGTGCTGTACTTCTAGCAAAATTTTCTAATAGTCTAATTAAGTTTTCGTTAAATGCTTCACCAAAGCCGCTGTAGTTTTTACCAATTAAAGAGATGTCAGTAGTTGTTGTATCTAGTACGCCATCTACTAAATCTACAAGCAAACTTCCATCTGTTTTATTTAATTTATAACTCATTATAGATTCCCTGTATTTTCACCTGCGTATATAATATAGTTCAACGCCATATACGGGTTCATAACATTTAACGCCTGCCCTAATCCTTGGTTAGTTAATATACCACCTGATGATGGATATGCTTGTCCTGCTCCTGTACCAGTTGGAGCATCATAAACAATACCTTGTGGGTCATTTGGAGTTCCTGTAATATCTCTAATTGTGTAGTATTGGTCTCCTGTAGGACCTCTTAAATCGTGTTCGTGTTCTGGTAAGTTCTGTGTAGCAATTTGTTTGCTTTCTGAACCTTCAACGTTACCTAATGTGTCAGCCGCTGAACTTGTTACACGGTTTGCACTTTCTCCGCCCATGTCGTCAAGTCCTAATGCAAATCTACCACGTAGATCTGGTAGTGCAAATCTACCTGCGGAAACAAGTGTTTGATCTTTAAAGTTATACTTGATTACGTTAAACAAGTTCTGGTATTCTGCAATTAAGATTTCTCTACCATCGCACAATAACCAATCATCTGGCATAATTAATCCGCCGAATGGAGTAATCATTCCAATTGGGAGTGTAGGGATCGCTTTAAATAGGTTAGTTCGGCTAATTTTAAATACACCAGTATCGCCTTCTGTGTCTGGAGTAGTTCTATTAAAAATGAATTCGTCTGTTGTTTGTGACTCGCCCTTCTCAGGTTTTGTTGCTAAGAATGTGTTACTAATTGTTGTATCAAAAGTTTTAACGGATTCGTCTTGTCCGTCGAACGTAAATTCTGGAGCACTTACGTCACCAACTAATCTAAATGTTGTTGCTGAAGCAAGTTTATCTGTAGATCCTGATCTACCACTAACAGCACCTGTAACGTTACCTGTTAAGTTACCTACAAAGTTTTGTGCAAAAACATTTAACCATTGTTCATTCTGTGTACCCAAGTTACGTGTTACAGTAATGTTAGGAACAATATTACCTGCTGTTAATAACCCTGCAATATTTGTATCGCTTCCTACAAAAAGTTTTTTAGCAATACCAACACCACCTTTAGTGATAATTGATCCTGTACTAATTGACGATGAATCTGTTACACCTTCAACAAGTATTTTACTATCTGTTTGAATGTTACCTACAACGTCTAAACTTTGGTCTGGTGATAAATTGTTAATACCAACTTTTGCTGTTGAATCAACACGAATAACTGTTGTTGTTTCTCCTTCGTTATTAACACGAACGTCGATGTTTGATCCTGATGTTCTGTGCGAAATAATACCTGCTTGGCCTTCAATACCAATGTTCATCGCACTATCAGCACCAACTGTTAGGCCGCCGTTGGCTTTAATTCTTAATGGAACAGTTGACGGTGTTTCTTGATCGCTTCTTACAAAGTTACTTGCCGGTACAGATTCACCATTAACAATTAATGCTTCTGCTTTTTCTGATGTACCGTAAAACTTACCGACACCTTGTCCTGTAATATCAGCATTACTTAAATTATATCCTGGCTTAATAGATGTAAAGCCTTCA